TTTGGTGCAGTTGGAAATTCTAAAACTCCAAATCCTGCTGCGTTGGTGTCATACCCATACTGTGTAGCAGGTTCTTGTTTTACACCATTTAATGTGACAAATGTACTTTGATCAGTTGTAAATCTAATAGGCAATTCCAATGTACGTGAGTCACCAGTTGCAACTATATTATCGCTATCAATAATATCTACACCGTTTGCTCCAATACTTAAAATACTTAAATTTTTACCTGCATCGATTACACTACTATCGGCCAAACTAATAAACTTGCCTTCATAATCTACATTCAAATCACTATGAGCTATTACTTCACCATCTAAAGTTACAATAATAGTGTTTTGTGTTTGAGGAAATAAATCAAATCCCCATTCTAATGTTTCGCCATCTGTGATATAATTTCTAACAGAAATAATACCTTGTCCTTGACTTACACGATTGTAAATTGTCATATCTAGTGTATCTAAAACTTGTCCAGGAACTTGTTCTTCAGGTCCTTTGCTTGTAGTTTCAGTAACAAATCCGTCGCCGTCGACAACAATTTCACCTGCATCTATTCCCAAAGCAGATGTATTTTCAAAAGTACCACCTTGTAAACTTACATCAAATGCTGTGCTTTCAGGAGTAAACGATCCATCACTTGTGCTCTTACGTACAACAACAACATCGTCCTGCTGTGTAACAATTACATCGCTATCTAAGAAAACAGATTTTGTAATACCATCGCCTACAGGAGAAACCATTTTAGCATTTGGATTGACACCAGAAGCAGGATAGTTAGGATCGTCAATTCTAACGTTATTCAAATATACGTTGTAAACAACACCGGCTTCTAGTTCTTTTTCTAATTCTACAATTTGAGTACTGCCATCTAATACAATAATTTCATCTTCGTTGTTTGTATCAAAGGTATCAAAATCTACACCAAATGGTTGTAAGTCCCAACCCAGGCTTTCGCCAAAGCCAATACTGTCCATTTGTACACCGCCGTAATCAATTCCGTCCATCAACTGTGCAAGGTCTTTGCCTGGCATACCTGTTTTAGGATTGTAAAAGAAATTTATTCTATCTGCTGCTGTAAGCAGTTCAGTTGATTTTTTATAATTTATTACTACTTCTGCATTGTTAGCTGGAGCGTTTGTAAATGTAATTCTTCCTGTATATCTTTCAAAACTACGTGTTTTGTCTAATTCATTAGAAACATTAAAATCGCTTATAAGCTGATCAACGCCATCAACAGTTATAGAAATATCTGCGCTGCGTGTACTTGCTGGCCATTTAAGGTTAAATTCTGTCAGCCCGCCATTGCCCAAGAATGTTTCTGTTTCGTCTAATGTAGTAAACAAGTAATTGCCGGAAACTCTATCAAATTTCATACGCATGTGTGTGTTACGCACAAGGTTGTTTCCTATGATTGCATACACAATTGCTTCTTCGCCGTCATCTGTTAGACTACCGTTGATTGTGACCGTAGGAGTATTAAAGTATTTTGCACCTGTGGTGTTTACTTCTATATAACTAATACTGTCTCCACCTAAATAAGCCAAGCCTTCTAATGTAGGGCCGCCGCCTCCACTTACAGTAACATTTGCTATGTTAGTATATCCACTACCACCACTGTAAATTACAAACTCTTTGATTTCAAAACCAACGTTATCATACCAGTTACGTTTTGGATATGTAAGAACATCAGCATCAACATTTACCAATTGATTATTTACAAATTTGATTGCCTCAGGAACAACTGTACCCAATTCTGGATCATAACTTGGAGGTAAATCAAAATCTGTAACATTAGTTTGTGTTGGTTCAATTTTTTCATATGCACTAATATATTCACGCACTTTTGCACTAAATGGTTTTACTTCATTTATGTACTCTTGATAATTAGGTAAGTTATCATTTTGATAAGTGATTTTTTGTTCTAGTTCACCAACATTGTGTTTTGCTGTAACAAAACTAGACTTGAAAATCCAATCAACGTCAATTTGTTCACTGATAGCATAACGAATACTACTAAAGAATAATTTATTCCATTCAACTTCGAGTTGGTCTACAAATAAATTTTCTTCAATAGTTTTTAGAATAATTCTAATTTCTTCACTTGGTTCTCTATCATAAAAACTAGTATCATATATTAGTTTGTCATAACCAGTAGTTTCGCTTTGATACAACTGGCTACTAAATTGTATAGTACCGTTTTGTCTACCTATAGTTTTATAATTTACAGTATAATCTACATTTGATTGATTGTCAATCTTTTCTAACAACAACCATCCGCCTGTACCAATTGTTTCAATTTTTACTACACTACCAATTCTGTCTGGTGTTGCCTCTAAGGCATATGCACCTGGTATAATAAAGTTTATTGCAGTTTCTGCATTGTATCCTTCTGCATACCAATCAATATAATTCCAGTAAAGCGATACGTCATAATCCTGTATTTGATTTCTAAACCATTCGCCGGTGCTGCTAATCCAATTGTATATTGCCCAGAACCCGCCAATGTCACTATCATTTTTCACAAGCACACTAAACGGACGAACAATCAATACTGTATCATCTAAATAATTTTTACCACTGTTTACAATTTCTACACTTGTAATTTGTCCTAAATTATTGATGTAAGTTTTCAATTCTGCATCTGTTCCTGTGCCTTCAATTGTCACAGTTGGGCCATGTCTTGTAGAACCGCCATCGTAGTTACTGTCAATATATCCTCTGCCAGGATTAGTAATTGCAACTTCTGTTATACGTCCATCAACTATAGTTGGTGTAAGTACAGCCTGCTCAATTTTTGCAGTACCGATAAATCTCAGAAGTGATTCGCTTTCAATTTCTGTATCCCATAAATTTGTAAATTTACTAGGTTGAGGATCGACTTGCATCAATGGAGAAATATCAAATTCATCTACTACAACATATTCAGTAAGAATACCGTTTACTCTTTCGATAATTTGTTTTAGAGCTTCTTTACGGTTTACAAACATACTTTGATTTGGTTCATTTAAAATACCAAAACGTCTAGCAATGCTGACTCTTGTATCTGGCAACTGAATATTTTGCTCATTATAACCTACTAAACTGTCTACCCATTTGTCAACAATATCTTTATTAGGTTTGCTACTTGCCAAACCTTCAGTTAGCAGTTGATATTCACTATGAATATTTTGTATTTGTTCATCTGTTGTATAATAATCAATATGTAATACTGTGTCTTTGTCTTTTATAAGATTTCTTACATTATGCAATGCAAAGTTTTTACTATCAAATAAATTTACAAATCTATATCCTTGACTTGCTGGATCTCTAATTAAATTTTCTACATCTAATGCACTAATTTTTCTACCATATGTATTAGGTAATGTTGTTTTAGATTTGACCCAAAAATAGTATTTGCTAGACGCTGCACCTGTTATCGGATCATATGAATTTTGTATTGTATACGTATCATCTCCATACAAACTTAAACCACTTATGCCTTCTGCTAAACCTTCTGTTGTGTCTGCAATTGTATCCCATTCGCTAGGCAAATAATCACTTTCTACCCACTCATATACATCTACATCAAATCCTGGAATAATTTGATTCCAGTTATTAGTTTTATATTGTATATCACCTTGGTAAGGATTATACCATTTGACAGTGTTTAGATTCCACCAAAGTTTTCCTACATAATTTGTAGACCATACATCTTTATCACCAGTATCAGTTGAACCTGTATTATATACTGCCGGATCGTAGTATAATTTGAAACTTAGTTCTTGTTCGGCTGGGCCTGCAATACGTCCTTGAATTGGATCTATATAATCTATATAACTTATAAGATCTTTAGTTTTTGTATCATACAACCAAACACCTTTTATTTTACTTAGATCAACAAATGGATTTACGCTGCTGTTTATTGTCCAAGCACTTGCGTTTATGTCAGCTCTGTAATCTTGTATAATACCTTTGTTATTTGTACTATCACCTAATATAACTGTAAGATCTTGTGCTGGTGCTACAAGATAAAGGTGATTTCTATTTAGATATCCAAACGCATTTTTTGAACCTGTAATATCTGTATCTGAATATAATTTTTCAGCATATACTAATTGATTACTAATATGTTCAAATATATAAATTTGTCTATTGTCTTCAACAGTATCAACAATACTAGTTGCTGCATTATCAAATATTGTTGCTCCATTATCAAATGTTAAAAATGATTCTGTGTCTCCACGCTCGCTAGTTACTGCTAATCTAGTATCATCTAAGTCTACATATACACCAAAACGATTATTTTTCTCTCCGTCTGGTGAATATAATTCTTGATCTAATTCGAATTGCTGATTTGATAATTTATAAACATATACTTTACCATTTAAAATACCATTTTCGTTTGAATTAGGAGCACCAATTGCAAGTTTATTTCCTACGCTGTTTAAAGATACACTATTGCCAAAGTATTCGTCGTCAACCGGACTATCAATATTTTGTGCAAAAACATATCTGTCATTTTCTTTTCTATAAATTGCAACTCTATATTCATCGCCTGATAACACACCCGACAATGCAACTACTTCGCCATTTGCACTTATGTCAAATGTAACACCTACATCAGTAGCTAAACCAAAGCCGCTGCTATCTTCGTTATATAAATCAGTTGTATCGCTTAAATCGCTTGTTAAATATCCTGTGTAATCTACAAATGTATCTAGCAACGTCCATAAACTTGTATCAAAAGGATTTCCTGGGAACACAGTTTGATTTGCTTGATACAAATCTCCTTCATAATATACAATTTCATTTTCGATATATTTTGCAATGGTTTGCCATTCGCCTCTATAGTTTGAATCTATATTATAAGCATATTCTTCAATGTCATTTTTTCCACCATTGTTCAAAATATAAACTCTGCCATTATCAGCTAGACTTCTTACAAATAAACTATGATCAAAATCACCAGGAGATACCGACTTGATGCCTAATCCAAATTTTTCATTGTTGCCTGGTGCACTGCTACAAATTATATCAATTAGATCAAAACTATTGTCAATCAACTTTTTATAGATATAAACCACACCTTGTTCTGTATATCCCAAATCATCGGCAGCAGGATCTGCTTTAATAATATTCAAACGCTGCCAATCTTGGCTTTCTAAATTGATTGTACTACTTTCAACTGTTACAGTTCTCAGTGCTTGCCATAGGACACCTTTGCTGCTTACAATATCACCTTGCTCATATTCTTGTAATGGATCAAGTGCACCTTTGTATCTAGATTTAACATTGCTGGCAGTAGGTGCACCTACATATAAGTATTGTCCGTTTGGAGTCAAAGAAACACTGCTACCAAAATCGCCACCTGTATGATACTCAGGCAATGGCAACAAAGTTTGTTTAATCGTAAATGGAAGAGCATCACTCGCTCTTGTGTAAATGTAAACTTTACCATCATCTAAGTCTGGTGTACCAACAGCCATTATAGTGTTATTATAACTTGCAGATACGCTTCTACCAAATTCATTGCTACTTTCTTCAGGTGCTGTAATGTTTTGTAATTTAGTGCGAATTATTTTGTTGTCAAATACTGCACTAACACCGTCACCTATATCATCTATCCAAAGTCTATCTTGATTTAAATCATATGCTTTTAAAATAGAATTAGAATCTCTAGGTTCATTAAATCTACGAGATTTAAATTCAGTAACAATGCCTAAAGTGCTATCTTCAACATTGATTATACTTTCACTAATAGGGTTATCTGTTTCAATTTCAATGTTAGGTTGTGTAATAGAACTATCATCATTTTCTATAATGTTTCTTTGAACGTTTGTTACTAACCAGAAACCGTCAATATCAGGATGAATATTATTCACGCCAATAATCGAGTCTTCAGCAAAACTTATAGGTTTATTGAAATACATTTTAAAACCTAAATCAGTGCTTTCTACTCTAGTAACTGCAATATCTGCAAGCACATGTCTATATACATTCCAAGTTGTTCCATCTGTAGGAACCCATACATAAGAACCTATATCAACAGAAGCAATATCAACTGTTAGAATATCCTCAATTACTTTTGCTAAGAAATCAATTTGTTCTAATTTTACATATCCTGCTGTTTTTGTATATTCATTTACAGCATTTAGTGTTGGTAAAAATCCGGTGTCATAATTTGACGGAGCAATAAGAACATCAGATCTAGGATATTGATATACTAGGTCAGTTCTTGTTTGATCAATTTGATTTACTAGTTGTAATGTTTGAGGTTCTATTCTAAATTGTTTTTCATCTAATTTAAATTCTACTTCATCAAAACTGGTAAGTGCGCCATATTGACCAACCCTAATTGCCCATTCTTCAAATAATTCAACGCTGTCTTTATTAGCACTACCTAACTTATCAAACAGTTTTGTAATACTATTTGCAGTACCTTTGTCTTGAATAAATCCTTGGTAGAATTTATACTGGCTTACATCGTCTTGAATAATATTAGACAAATAATTACGTTTTTGATAACCGATTAAATGTTGTGCAAGACGTTGTTGTTCTGCATCAAAGTTATCAGTATCTAAATCATAAAAGTCAGCAAATTGGTTTGCACGATAATCCCAGTTAGGTTGTAATTTATTTTCAGGTTTTTCTGGCAAACGTGACCATAAATCAAAATCAAAATTTTCAGTACCACTATGTGTAAACTGAGCAGCATAATAAAATTCTTTGAATTTAACTAATTCGCCAACTGTGTAATCTTTGTATGATTCCCATTCTGTAATACGTGCATCATCATATAGAAAACCTGGAATATTTAAACTACCATTCCATTCGTCAGTTCTATATCCAACAACTTTTAAACGCTGCTGTCTATAACCGGTGTTTAAACTATAGATTGTATCATTAAATACTGTTGTGTTATCTATAAACACAACATGTTCTTTTTGTATCAAAGGTAATTTAATTAAAAAGATTCCATCTTCATAAGAAGTCAACTGAAAATTATTGATATTATCTCTGTACACATTGAAGAATGCTCTATTTAATTTTTTATTGTTTTGATTTAGTATTGGATAATTGTAGAAACTATCAAACACATCATCAACTACATAATATTCTTTAGAAAATAAAATATTATTTGCTGCTGGACTCAATGTTATAATACTGCTTGACGCCCAATTTTGTGTTGTCCAGAACATAAATTCTTTGGCTGCTAGTTTCCAATTTTCGATAGCTTCGGTTTGTTTATTGAAATAATCAAATACAAATCCTTCATCTATCATACGCTTTTCATAACCTAATAAAAAGTCAACAACCGTTTGTACATCTGGAAAAATTGTACCATAATCTAATTGAGAAGGCAGACTTTCATATCTTTTTCTAAACTTGGCATTTACACCGCCTATTTCGGGCAATCTCGGAAGTTTAGTATATTTTGTATCATCAAAAATGTCTGTTGATGTATGATTTACTTTAGCTCTATAATATACATCATTGTATTGGACAATTTTTCCAGCAATATAAGTTTTGTTTTCACTCCATGTTGCAAAACTTTCACTTATACCACCTACATTTACATTAGGATCATTTGCAGATTCAATTGCTTTGTAATATGTAAAATATGGGGCAGAACTATCATATCCAGATATTTTAAAACCTCTACCAGTTTTTTCTACAATCACACCACTGTAAGTCACAACTTTTTGCGGAGCACTGGTTCTGAATGTTAAATTATAGTTTTCAAAAGGTACAAATACATTGCCTTGATTTAAAGGTGTCTTACTGTCTAAAACTAATTTTAATTTGTCTTTGTTTGCAAAACCTGCAAGTTTAAATCCTAATTTATTTTTAATATTTGTAATATCAGATATGTATTTGTTATATGTAAACTCATTGTTTAAACTTATGTACTCAGAAATATAGTTTATTAGACCGCCTGTGATGTTTCCATTTATTTTTGGAAACACAATGTCTTTGGTAGTAATTCTTTTATTGGTATCTTTGTAAACAAAATTACCTGCTATATTTCTTACCACACGTGATCTATCATAGCCTATACCAATAGTGTGGGCAGGACGTAGCAGAACCATTGCTACTAACAGTGCAAATGGATAATCACTGCTGCGTCTCCATGCAGTTTCTTCAGGTGCATGATCGCCAAATTTGAAAGGAATATTTCTTTGTATAGAATAACTGAAGTTTTGAGCAAATCCACTTTCCAAAGGAGATAATAATTGTCCGTTTTCATTTACTGGAATATGCTTTAGAAGATTACTTCTAATATATTTGCTTCTTATAACAACTGGCTTTCCAGGTTCTCTAACTGCACCATTTTGCAAATCAGTCCATAATATTAAATTGTTGCTTGTGTAAGGAGCAGGGCCATATACACTTTCCCACCATGTAGGTTGAGACGAAAATCCTAACATCTCCCAAGGATGTGTATGAGGACGATCAGTGTCATATGCTTCAATATAAACACCTCTCCAAAATCCTGGCAAATTTTGATTATTTAAATTTACACACCTGCTATAGTTATATGTAAAACTTGCGTCTAATCTATTAAAACTATTATCTGTATAATCGTTTATTTTTGCAACATCTAACCATTTTACAAAATCTGTAATAATAATATTATCAATATCGCTTTTTGCAATTTTTGTATTTCTATTCAATCCGCCAACAATATCATGAATGTCAAATATGTTTGTATCATATTCTATTTTAAGATTATTATAAATTCTTTTTTCTAGTTCTAAAATTAAATCATCACGATAATCATCATAAGCAATCATCATACTGCCATCGTGTCCGCGAATAACATTTAACGGACCTGTGTCAGGAACTACATCTCCGTTTTCATCATACTGTACTTGATATGTTGTATCTAAAAACTTTTCAGGTTTGAATGCAGGATACAATCCAATTTTAGTTGGTGTAGGAGGAATAAAACTTCCTTCTGTATTTGCATACTCTTGGATTTTAATAACGTCACCGTTTTCAAAATCTTTAAGAATTGTAACAAATCCTGTATCAGTAAAAGTATAATCATAACCATGTATTAGTTGTTCGTTGTTTATATAAACGTAAACGGCTGTGTTGCTAATCTCATTTTTAAGAAATACTTTACTTAGAGCATATGTTTTCAATCTATTGTCTAAAACATTATATTCAATTTCTACACTACCGCCAGTACCTGCCATATCTGTGCTATAAAAATTCATAGTTTGAACTTTGTCTGCATTTAGTGTGTTAAAAATATAATCTACATGCTCTTTTACTGTACCTTCAAAAAAATCATCTGTAGCAATTTGTATAAATTGTCTTTTAAACTTTTGATATTCATTTGAAGCAAATCTAAGCGATTTAATAACATTAGCATCTTTTGATATCAAATTATACATAGATAAATTGATAGGACCGCTATGTTGAATAAATTTTCTGCCGTATTCTGCTACGTAACCTAAATCTCTTAAATTACTTACGCCAGGTTGTACACCTTGATAGCCATCTAATTCGCTTATCAATCCTTCAACATGATCGTTTACTTCACCTAATGTAAATTCAGTGATATTACTGTTTAATGGATTTCTTTCTAAATTATAAGGTATTTCATAATAACCATTTGAATTTTTATCTGCATTACTATGTGTTTTTATAACAACAATATCTGTAAATTCTAAATCATTTGTAAACACAATCTTTTTAACATTATTTTCATTTTGTAAAGTATAATCAATGCCAGGTGTTTTGAATAAACTGTTTACATAAACTTTAACTTTTAAATCTGTTAAATTTGCACTGTTATTATAAACATCAATAGGAAAATTATTTGTAAATTCAGACCCTGTAAATTTTCTAACAACAGATTGTTGCGATTTTACTGTTGCTTTTTTCCATGCATTTACATATTCGTCTTTTTGATTTTTATATTTCTTTAAGAATAAAGTATCGCTAGAAATTTTTACAAATTCATTGTTTACTTTATAGTTGTAAGTTTTATTTAATAAAGGAAAATCAAAAACAATGTCACCTATGTTTACAAAGTTTTTGTATGTAAGAGGAAATCCTAATTCGTTATCAACAGTGCCTTCGCCTACACGATAATTAAAAATTCTATTTCCAACAAATTCTGTGCTGTCGTAAATGGTGTTATCACCTATACTGTTTCCTTCGTTGTCAAACAAGTCAAATTTTGGAGATTGATTCAATCCTGATTTATCTTGTGCTTTGTTCCATTGTGTGCCATTATACCAATACATACAACCTGCATTTACATCGCCGTCTAAAATCAATATTGTTTCATTTTCTAAAGGTACACTATCGTCAGTTTCAACTAAGCTAATCTGTAAATTGTTATTGTGTGTAATAAAGTTTACTTCATAAATTTTACCATTGACAAGACTATCTGGATCTGCTGTAAACAAAACACGCATACCATCTGCTAAATCAATGCCATCAACATTATAACCTACACTGCCTTCGATTGTACTAAAAACATCTTGTGTATATGTGTCAACAAGATCAACTGCTGCTTTTGCACTGTTACCGTGATTAAACAAACGTAAATCTGGTTCAAATTCTATAATAGGTCTACGTGCTCTTAAATCTTCAAAAATTTCAATTGGTTGATTATTGATTTCTGCTGATTTTTCAATTACACTACGATGTGTCCATCTGTTGTATCTACTCCAAGGGTTTTTGCTTTTATCTCTACGGTTTATACAAACATAATCTTTTGTGCCTGCAAAACTTTTTGCATCGCCAAACGGTACACGGTCAAAAGGATTTATATCAAATGGTACTTGTGTATCTTGTGTAAAAATAGCAGGAACTTGTAAATCTTTCACTGCAACTAATTCGATGCTTTCGCCTACACCTTCAACATAATACAAACCTTGTGCATAAGATTCAGGCGTAACATTGCCCTGGAAATAGATTTTCATACCATTAGAAAACTCCCAACCATCTGCTGTTTTGTAAGTTTTCTTGCCAAGTATTTCTTCATCGACATCAATTTCTGTTGCTTCTTCAATATCAAATAAATTTAAAGCACCGCTAACATTTATATCGTTTTGACTAATATAATACAAATTATTAGGAGCATTTGTAGGCACAGTAAATTCTAAAATACCTTTTTCAACAAATCCTTCGCTAACATAATCTTCTCTAAATATAACAGTGTCGTCGTATTGTTCTGTAATTTCTACACCTTCTAAATACAAATTTTCTGCATATTCTGTGCTGTCTGCATATGGAATATTTTTCAATCTGCTTAGTGCAATACCAAAAGGATGCCCAGGTGTGTCTACTTCAAATCTATATGTTTGACCTCTATATAATTTAAGAGTTTTATTACGAGTTACACCATCTGGTGAAAATACAAATGCAGTATCTCCGCCATCAACTTCTGTTGTAACTTTGTATGTGCTGATGACTTCAATGCCGTTGCCTCTTACAGGAACTTCCTGTGGACCATTTGGTAACCAGTAGTATTCACGGAAGTTTGTAAACTTGTCAAAATCAATGTGCGGATTCCACGCATAAAATTCTTGTGCAAACAGTTGATCATGATTTTTTGTAGTGCCGCCAAATGCTTCAATTTGGCCAAGCAAATCTACATAATCTGCATTAAATTCTACATTACCGATATTGTCTTCAATAATTGTAAATGGTTCAAGTTGATAATCTTCACGCTGTTTGTTTACATCAGAAATGTAATTATCTTCAACAACTGCTGCTTTGGCTTCTCTACTACCAACAAATCCGTTTAATTTTTCAACAACACCAGGTGCTGTAAGTTGATCTAATGTACTGCCAATAAATTTCTTATTGGTATCAGTACGGAAATATCTTGGTAATAATGAAGATGTAGTTCTTTTACTATCATTACGTCCTGGAACAGGATATTCGTTTTGATTGTCTTCGTATGCCATTAGTAATCATTTCCTTCGGTAATAATATTTGTATTTGTAGGCGAACTTTGTATGCCTGTGTTTAACACATCATCACTTGTTATCACAGTACCTGTTGCTTTTAAACGTGCAGCAGTAATGCTATCAATTACTTCAATATCATCTACGCTTGCTGCATTTACAAAAATTTCATCGTTTTCACAAACTATTTCATATAAACTACCAAACACTTGTGTTTCGCTTTTTGGAACAAGAACTATGCTTGCTGCATCTGGAGATACTTGTGTCATTACATATGCTGCCAATTCACTGAAATAAAATGTTTCACCAAAATCCCAATTTTCTAAACTAAAGTATTGATTTATTGCGTCAATAACTCTTGATTTAATATCATTATCGTTTACAACTCTGCCTGTGTTTTTTACAATTTTAATTGTTGCTTGTAAATCATCTTCTGCTAGACTACCAAATAAAGGCTTGTATTTTACAGGATGATAAATCAGTTCATCTGATATACTTTTAATTTTTTTAATATCTTGACCATAATTCAAATATAATGCATCACTGCTTGGAGGCAATGGTTTTTCAACTAAATCGCCTTTGAGATATTTTCTAAATTCAATGTCGTATGTTTTTTCAAGCAAATATAAATCAATAATGTTACTACTGCTTGGATCTATTCTACGATTTTCTGCCGCGGCGTGTCTATAATTAAATCGTAAACTATCTCTACCTTTGTAAGCACGCCAATTTATATCTAATTCTAGACCAGTCATTGTTGCATTTATTTTTTTAAACACATCTTTACTGCTTATATAAAAAACTTCATTTCCTGTATAATTGCTAAATGCACCTATAGCACCTTCAGTGTTTTTTACTAAAATGTTATTTGTTTCTGCATTAGCATATTCATATGTTTCTACATCGTTCTTTAAAACCTTTTTAGCAAAAACATACTTTGTATCAGGTAGGAAATCTGGTGCAACAATCTGTGTAAAAATATCGGGATCATCAATTACACCATCAGCATCTGTATCAACAAATCCTATTTCTAATTTTTTGCTGTCTACATAACCAGCCGCCGATCTATATGCACTAATAACTTGCCATTTCCAATCCTGTGTAAAGTTAGTTAAACTATCTGGAATATTGTTATTACTTAAAACGTCTATTGTATCCGTAACAATTTTACCTGTTTTACTGTCATATATTCTGTCATTTCCATCAAAGTAAAAACGTATTTGCTCATCGCTTTCAAACACATATCTTAGACCTCTATGTGTTACAGTGTATGTTTCGCCATTTGTTTCAAACAAGAAAATCCAGCTACTATCTTGATTAGTACCTGTTGCATCGCCTGCTCTAGCTGTGCTAAAATCACCTGTTTTATCAAGGTTTGTACTTGTAATAACTTTCCAGTTTGATGTTTCTACATCATAACGCAATCCAAATGTTTTATAGCTGAATGTTTGATCAACCATTTGAGATAATGTATCTGCTACAATACCTAGATTCAGCACAGAAATAATTTCAGATATTTGTGCACCTTCTGGAATATTATCATTTAAAATAACTGGGCCTAAATCACTGTCGATATCTTGTACTGTTCCATTTTCAAATACACTTACTATTTTTGTCCAAATATAGACTTTGTCACCTAGTTTATTTGGCGTGCCAGAAACTATGTTGTTTTTCTTATCAAAATAATGTCCACTTGGCGCAATGAATTTTACTAAACTTCCTGGAGAAACAAATCTCATAATACTTGCTGTAAAACTGCTTACTGCAACAGGAATATCAAATTGGTCTTGGAAGATACCTGTACTTTGATTTGTATCATTTGTAGTTGGCTTCCAAGTAAAGTTTAAATCTTCTACACTGGTATTTCTATCAAAATATTTGTAATAGAAATTCTTAGTTTGTGTATGTTTTATAATTTCTAAAACTTTTGAATTTATAACTGCTTCAATATCAGTTCTAGTTGTAAATCCAAAACTGAATTTCTTTGCTAAATCTTCACTGTAAATGCTACCGTCATCGCCAAACATTAGTGTGTTACTGTATTTGCCTGTTGCATCACGTAAATCATAGTAACGACTAATACCACTGCTGGTTCTGTTGATACTTTTTGTTTTTATAATTTGCTGACTTACTCCTAGAGGACCAATATTGTAGTCTTCACCTGTAATAAGTCTATTTTGCGTATAGAATGTGCTAGGAGCATTTGTTTTAATACTTTCATTTGTTTCACTACTATCTGCATTTGAAACAGGTGATTGTAAATCTAATACTAAGTTTAATGTTTCGTTGGTTCCATTTTTACTCAAATAAGGAATCTGTATTTGAATACCTACTAAATCACTAGGATTGATTTTGTATTGTTCATTTGCACTGGTTCTATAATATACTTTAAAACTACCTTTAGGAAGTGTACCAAAAACACCATCACTGAAAATTAAACTGATACGGTCGCTAATTCTACTCAGCACACCATAAATGTCTCTAACGCCTTTTTCAATACTGTTATATACAATGTTGTTACCTTCAACATTGCTTACTTTTGTCCAAAGATCCTGTTCAAAGCCGTTGCTGTCTAGTTTGTATAACCAAACATCAGTTTCGTTTACATTGTCAGTATCAATGTTTACAGTTGTATTTGGTACTGGATTATCAATAGCAAATACATTATTTTTTAGAGTACCTTGTCTAAAGTGTAAAAAGAATCCACTGTTTGCACTGCCTGCGCCTTGACCGCTGTCTCTATATAGAAATGCAAGTTTGTTGCCAGGAAACGGTTCTTCTTCATAAATGAAATTATCTGTTGTGTCAATACCAGCACTGGTAATTTCAAATTTTCTACTTTTATTATCAACTGTTTTAGTAAAACTAAAAACAGGTATATCTGTATTGGTTCCATTGAATCTATATTGCTCTGTAACAATGCCATCAACAATAGATTTTTTTACAGGACGTCCAAAGCGTGAATTTGCAGGCAATGCTGAATTTAAGATTTTGATAAATTGTTCATACCAATCATTATTTGTAGCATCATTCCACAAAACAGTTTGTCCACTGAGGTTATTGTTATTTGCATCAAATACATCTTCAGTTGTACTAACGCTATCGATTTTTAACAAACCGTTAGCAGTTGTATTACGACTAGCATTATAACTGATTAAACGTGCAAGGCGGAGAATGCTTTCTCTACGCTCTGCTGTTTCAATGTAATTTTCTCTAGCATTTAAGTCTGTGCGGAAGGCTAGGTTTTGACCTAAAAATGCAATCAAATCAATCAGTGCAAGATATTCGCTGCTTTCAATATAATCATTGTAATCTTCTGGATAATTTTCTCTAATATAAGAGATCATTGTTCTACGTAAATTATCAAAGTCGTAACTTTGAAAATCAGCGTACTTGAAACTTTGATATATTGCTTTCCAATCTTCTGCTAATAGAAGTCGATTTTGCCTGTCTGTCGTTGACATATGCCATTCCTCACTTTATAGTATATTTACCTGAAGTAATTATATGCGCATTTAAAGAAGACCGTTGTTTTGGTCAAATTTTATACGTATTGTTTCGCTGATGCTATATGGAAGATATGTAATGCTGCAATCTACTTGCAGGCCGCTTTCGTATGTGTCAACTGTGACAGAATTTACGTTTATACGTGGATCATAATTTATAACTTCAGTAATATCTTTGATAATAAGTTCTTTTAAATCTTCAGTAAATGGTTCAAACAGTACGTCCCAAATCACAGTACCAAAAGTAGGATTTTCAAGTTTTTCGCCTTTACGTATATGAAAATGATTTATTACATCCTGTTTGATTATTTCTAAATCAAATAGATTAAATCCACGTGGATTGGCTACAGTGCTAATACCTCTGTATTGCTTGCTGATTACAGGGGCTTCTTCTCCTGGAGAAGATATTGTTACATTTTTATAAAGTGGTTTTTCATTTGTAGCCATAACGTATTTATACCAATAATTCGTCGTAAAGATTATTTACTTGCGGAGTAATAGTTACTAAAGTTCCATTTACAAATCTTTGAACTGGCTTAGTATTCACAATGTCTTGTGTTGTAAAGCCATACAAATCTTTTTTCTTTACTAATTTTGTGCCAAACTTTTTTGCTGTTTTTTTAGCAGCATTTGCAACATTTGCAAAAGTTTTATCACCTGTAGTTTTAAATGTTTTCTTGTGAAGATCATTTGCTGCACTAGCAATTGCATTTGCTTGTGTCACAGGATTTTCTTTAAACCTAATATTATTTGCAACTTGTCTGCCTACATCTTTTACAATCTTAGGTCTGTTCAATGCTTTTCCAATTAAATTTGCACCAACTTGTGCCGCAGCGCCATTTACTACATTACGCAATTCTGGCGGTAGTCCATTTATTGCGCCATTTAAATTTTTTGTAAAATTTCCAATACCTTTTGTAAAGCCTTCAAATGCTGGTCCTATGCCTGGTATGCCGCCAATAGCAGCGCCTAATCCGCTTGCAAGTTTTCCTGCTGCATCGCCTAATGCATCGCCTAATCCGCCTAATGCTTTTCCTATTGCACCATCTATTGCACCTAATGCACTGCCAAGAGCACCAGTTAAACCTGTAGAACTTAGTAAGTTTTGCATTGTGCTAGGCAAACTTCCTAATAAATTGTTTAAGCCTTGTCCAATAATACTACTCAATCCGCCTTGCAAACCTTGTAGGAAACTATCTTTGATAGTTAAAACTTCTCCTTGTGTAGCATCCACAATTTGTGTTCTTACTGTGCTAGGATTATCAGCAGATGTAGTGCCTGCATAAGTTGTTGTTGCTGTGCCTCTTTGCCCGGGTTGTCCTCCAAATGGCTGTGTAAAACCAGCAGCTAGTTGATCAGGATTTATCCAACCATCTGGTGTAAATGCTGCTGGGTTCGCAATGCCTTGTAGTGCAGCAGCGGCTTGTGCAAACTGTGGTGGAATTTGATTTTGCAGTTGAGATAATCCTGCTGAAATAACCCCTTGTGCTGCTCCTCGTATTGCTCCTTGCAATCCACCTTGTAATCCACCTTGTATTGCGCCTACAGTTGCTATAGTAGGTATAGGACTTTTTCTGGCTAGTTGATTTACAGCATCTCCTAAAACTCTATTGCTTTCTCTAAGTGCTGCGTTTCTAAGTTCGCCCCCAATTGCTTGAAACATCAATCATCCTCCGGTTTTAATTCATTCATAGGTGTCCTGTCCGTATGTACAGGACGTTCTTCCATATGTATATCTTGGCTTTCTGTATCGACTGCTTCAGTTTTGTCTGGTGCAGTTTCCAACGGATTCCAACTTTCGTGTCCTTGCCAAGGTTCGTGCTGTGGAACACGTTGTGGAAATTTTGCTTTTACAGGCAAAGTTGCTTCTTCTGCTTCTTCTGCTGGTGGTCCGTTCATATCAATACGGTTTGCTGTTTCTTTATGATGACTAGATTTTATATTACTTGTGCCGCCGGCAGT